ACACCAGAAGAGTGCCAAATGTGGTCAGATAAAATATATGGAGATGGCTTTAAATGTTTTAAAAGTTTTAAAGAAAAAGAATGGTACACCAAAACTCCGTTGAGTAGACCTAATAATATTGATACACTAGACATGAAAGAATAGGACCCTATGTTAAAAGCAAACGGATTTGATAATGCTTTAATCGGGATTGGTAGAAGATGTTCCCAAGAGGACGTTCTTGTTTATGATTTCAATAAAGCCGTTAAAATTCTCGTTAACCGCGATAACATGACCGAAGAAGAAGCCGTAGAATATTTAGAATTTAACACCGTAGGAGCATGGGTAGGCGATAAAACACCCATGTTCGTCTATCCAATGACAATGGAGGAAATAGATGAGATGCAATAGATGCGGATGCGAAGCACGAACCGTTTATGTTCATGGACACGAACAATGCTCACAATGCCATTCAGTCGTCGAAGACTGCTGTCAGGGGATCACGGTTCAAGAAACCTCCAAAAATAACTTCTATGTTGAAAAACAAACCTGTAAATACGACGAAGATCTAGATACAGATTTTATTGTAGGTAAAAATGAGTAAAGAACAATACCATTTAGACCTTACGTCCAAAAAGGAAATCGAACCCCTGCTCACGGAACATCATTACCTCGCTAAACAAAGCGTTACGTTTAAAAGCGGATTTAATGTAGGACTGTTTAATCAGGACGAAGTAGTCGGGGCTTGCATTTTTACCGCGCTTCCCGTGCCCGAACTTGCAAAGGGGTGCTTTGGTTTGGAACGAGATCAACAGGAGGGGCTCTTTGAACTCAGTCGATTCGTCCTTAGACCCGATCATCAGCAATCCGAATACAATCTATCCAGTTGGTTCCTTTCCCGCTCCCTCAAGTTTTTAAAAGCTAATAAGAAACCTGTAAGAGCCGTCCTGTCCTATGCCGATAGTAAACACCACGACGGTACACTCTATAAAGCCTGCAACTTTTCCTACTACGGCCTCACAGATAAAAAACATGACTTCTGGATTAAACAACCAGACGGGACTTTTAAAAAACATTCCAGAGGTTCCGTTAGACACCTAGACGGGGAGTGGCGACCACGGACCCAGAAACACCGCTTTCTACAGGTCTATGATAAGAAGTTACAATGTCTTTGGAACTGATATTTTACGTCAGCATCTTCGTCGCTTTAGTTTACGTCATAGTCGGGATTATATGGATAGCTATGCACAAATAAAGCCCCGCGAACCGTGGTCCGCGAGGCGTTGTTTGTTATTTAATGTACAGTACAGCCCTTTTATCTACGTCTTTAGCCATAGACCATACGGAAGTGTTGTTAAAATAAGAGTAAGAATTATCATTTATTAAAACTCTAAATATTCCTTTATCTACAAAACCTTCTAATTCTGCTTGAACAGAAATTTGAGGATCATAGTTTTTTCTAGCTCCCATTTTAAAGTCAGGATGTTGTAGAACCGTGGTGGTGTAACACACACATACGGTTTCACCAATTAAATTTTTTAACAGTTCATCTACTACTTCTTGTCCGTGATGTTCTGTGTTTACTAAAAAAGTTTTTTTCATTTTTAAACTCCATGTTTAAATTAAAATAATCTTCGATCATCGACAAGTTTCTGTCTACGAATAGCTTCCATCAATGTCAAAGAGCGATATGGCAACGAATCACCATATATAAAGTTTACCATAAAAACGCATACATTGGAATGTTTTTATTTTATTCAATAAAATCAATAACTTATTAATACGGAGAGTTTTCCATATTATAGTTATACATTAAGTTGATTAACGGATTTTGCTGTGGCAAAGGAGCTTGAAGATTGTATTCCATAGCAGGATTGTACGCAGGACTAGCAGGATCACTTGGATCTAACGTAGCACTCACTGGACCAAAGTCCATTTTAGGAAGCGTCATAGGCGGGGTAAACAGAGGGTTATTCGGATCAGGAGCTTGCAAGATAGACGGAGGACCCATTGGGGCAGGCTCCATAGACGGAGGAGCTTCAATAGGCGGGGCAAAAATATTCTTCCCCTCTAATAATTGTTGTTTCTGAATATCATCTACCATTAAAACTTCAGGTTGACCCGTAAATGGATTTATTTGTTTGGTGTAGTCTTGTCCGTTTTGCGTCCAACTTGTGCCAACATCTATTAAGCCCTTGGTCTTTTCAAAACCCGCAGGAGGACCCGTCGTAGGAGCAGGACCCGTCGTAGGCGTTGCAGGAGGACCACTTAAAGCCATAGGATTACCCATGCCACTACCGCCAACCATAGGCTTACCACCAAAAAAACTCATCATTTGGTCAGGGGTGTAATCTATCTGAGGTGCATCAGGATCACCACCAAAACCTGATTTAGGTACATAGTTTGGTGTTGCACCACTACCGCCCAAACCCAAAAGAGGCGCGGTAGGATCGCCCGAAAGAGGCGCAGGCGTACTTATGTGACTAAGATCAATTTGACTAAGATCACTACCAAAATTACCCATACCGCCCATCGTGCCAAGCTTGGCAGGGTAGCCCATGTCAGAAGGTGATATAGTAGTCGGTTGCGTGATTTTATTGGAACCACCTCCAAAGAGAGTTAGTGGACCCTGACCATGACCATAACCCCCGCCAAAATTAACTGACGGGGCAGAACTGTCCATGCCTTTAAAATTAGGAAACGATTCAGATATTAAAGATTGTATACCGCTCATTACACCAGAAACTTTTTGTTGGGCGTTCTGTTGAGCAGAACCTACCGCATCCTCCATAGCATAATTCATCAACAAACCTTCAATGCCAGAAAACGGCGAACCACCGCCCCCGCCAAAAGAAGGCTTAGGCATCCCTATAGAGGGAGGTTCAAAACTTTCTTTCATTTGAGATACCATATACGACATAAATATAATTATACTTAATCCCAAGCAGAATAACAATATTTATTGTTGTTGTCGGTTACGGTTACTTATATAGCTGAGAAATTAAAAAAAATAATTTTTAGTGAAAATATGGTGTAACTGGTGTAACTGGTGTAACCGTGCCTGTTTCAGCCTTATATATATGGCTACAATAGGGTTACACAAATGGTTACACCATCACTTTCAAAAATGTAACCATCGAAATCGCCTTAATGTGATTATTTTCAGTTTTTTTTTAAAAAATATTTCTCTGGAGTATATAAGTAAACTGGTGTACATATAAGAAAAGACTTATAATTGGAGCGGGGTATGACAGATCCTTTAAACAAAAGTTCTGATCTAAATTATAAAAAAATACCAAGATCATTAACTTTGAATAACAATCCAAAACCTTCTTGGAAAAAAGAAAAACCACCAAAAAATCCAAACGAGAAACGTGGCAAGGCTAGAGTACACGTAAATCAAAGGCTCACACGTAAACAAGAACTGTTTGTAAAAGAGCTTGTATCTAATGACGGACAGATAACTTTAATTGAAGCTGCAGAAAGAGCGGGCTATTCTAAATCTTCTGCACACGTTAGAGCTTATGAGCTTACAAATCCTCACGTTTGTCCTCATGTAGTTTCTGCGATTAAGCGGGAGCGGGATATCTTAGATGAAAAGTTTGGAGTGAACTACGCGAGGCACATTAGAGATCTTCAGCACATTAGAGATATGGCTTTAGAAAATGGAGCCTATTCTGCCGCAGTACAAGCGGAGTATAGAAGAGGTATGGCTCAGGGTGATATCTATGTGAACAAGTCTGAGATAAGACATGGATCAATAGATAGCATGAGCAAAGATGAAGTCGTAAAAGCAATTGAAGAAATTAAAAGGTCGTATGGTGAACAAACCATTGATATTACCCCAGACAGGGAAGAAGGAAGCGGGCCTTTATCAGCAACTGAAGTCAGCGATCAAGAGGTCGAAGAGGAACTTAGTTCTAACTAGGATAGAGAACTGGGCGGGGCAAGGTATCCCAGATCTGTTAGTCTGTGATGAAAAAGGTTTGTTTCATTTTATAGAATTAAAGTTTGTCAAAGCTAATGCAGTTAATCTTAGCCCTCATCAGGTAGCTTGGTTGACCAGACATAAGCACAGTAGTTCTTGGGTGTTGGTAAAGAAACAAAACAATTCTGATACTAAAGCTGAACTATACTTATATAAA